CTCCAAAGTCCTAGGGTTTCTCCTTTACAATCTTCAATGCTAGATAGCGGCGCTGAAAAATTATATGGCTCAGACAATAAGTTCAAACATCTCCAACTTCCAGCTTCTATGTCTTTGTTCAAATAATCGCCACTATGCGTTGTTAGCAAATAACTAGACCCTGAATTTACAAAGTTCGACAAAAACTTAAAAATATCTTTTTCTGGCAAGTGAAACAGAACATTTCTGCAAATCACTAAATCAAACTTATTAATCTTGTCTCTAACAACATCTGTGTTTACAAATTTAATGTTTTTCTTTTCGTGTTTTTTTTGCAATTCTTCAATAAGCGGCTTCACGATGTCGCCACCTAGATAATCGAAATCAATATCAATCTCTTTGAACCAATTCCAGTCTCCGCACCCTGCATCAAATACAGTTTTTATATTAAATTTTTTTATTAAACTCGGAAGCTCTTTCAATACGTTTTCTGTTGACACAAGCTCTGAGCCTGTGCCTGATTTGCTCTCTTGAGATTGCCACATATTTCCCAAATAGATTTGAGTAAAAGCGCTCTCTCTTGCAGAATCAGGGTTTAACGATAAATCAGACATCAATCTTTCTTAGCGTGACCGACATTCAAAGACAAGACATGAATAATATCTAGTATTCTTTGTTTCTTTGGGTTTTTTTGTGGTGGCGTTATTGCCGCGATCAATGATGCTATTGATACTGTCCATACAAATATATTTATTATTGTTGAGTCCATTTTTGTTCCTCGTTAATTGTTTTCTACTATTTTGTCAATCTTGTCCTCTATCTTGTCCAATCTTGAAAAAATCTTATCCATGTCATTTCTGAGATCGGCTTTTGTCACATAAGTTCTTGGTATTTCTTCTCTTGTTTTTGAAAGCAAAATATCAATTCTTTTGATTTCTTGTAAGTTAGCTCTGATTCCATAAATAAGAGGTGCGTACACTAAGCTGAGTACGACATTCCAAAAAATTAAGCTGTTTACTTCCATTTTATTTTGTTAGTCCTTTTGTTTTCTCATAGCTTCTCATGCCGCCAAGACCTAGGATTCCTAATATGACAGTCATGAGCGAACCCATATCAAACTCTGGCAGATCGTAGGTAATACCATTGGCTGACAACACAAAAATAATAATTGGTTGCAACAAGAAGTGATACGAAATCGCAATACCACAATTCCACGCGATAAAAGGTCGCCAACCAGCCACGAAAACAGATCGATGCTGTGCTTCTGCTTTGTTGACTTCAATTTGTGCGAGGTTTGCTTTTTGTATTTCAAGTTGTATTTCATGTTCTAGTTTTGTTTTTAAATCTTTATCAGCAACAAACTTGTCTAAAATCTTAGACACAGGTTTTATTAAATCTTTAATCATTTTTTCTTCTTATAGCCACTTGCATATATCGCTTTTGCTTGTCGCTTCGCTTTCGCTTTTGTTTTGTAAGTCTTGCCTGACTTACCCCATTTATAACCGCCTTTTACTTTTTTAATTGGCATCAATGTATCGTTATTTCTTCATGAAAAATCAGTTCTGAATCTTCATTGATTACGTCTGAAAGAAAGCACACCACTAACTCTTTCGCATGATCTAAGTCTTTCGCTTTTACGCCTTCAGCAGAATAGACCATATCGCCTTCGAGAAATTCGAGAGAAAAATATTTATCCGCTTGTTCCTGATCCATTGAATAATCCTTGTGCTTGTGCTTTCGCAACTTGTCTTATTGTTTCGCGATCACGCTCCATTAGAGCGTTGATTTCTGCTACATTTATTTGAGCGCCATATCTAGCGTTCAACTCAGCCGCTTTCAGTCGAATATCTGCTTCTGCTTCGTCTCGTTGGCGATCATCGTCCATGATGATTTTCAGTCTGTCGTTCTCAGCGTCAATAACTGCTTTCTCAGCTTGCACATTCGCTTTGTGAATTTCAGCTTGAGCTAACATTTCAGCAGGATCAGCCTTCTCTTCTTGTTGCTGTGCCGGTATAGGAGGAATATTCGTATTAATAAACGCATTGACATCTTTGAAGCCAGCTAACTCGATAACTTTTGCTAACGTATTCGCGTATTGATTCAGCGTCACTAAAGGATTGTTCGGACCAAGCGTTTTTAAGATGTCTTTTTGCTCGATCAAGAATGTTGAAAGTATTTGCATCTTCTCTTCATCGCTACTTTTACTGATCGCTACGTTTACGATTAAATCCTTGTCTATATCCCAATATCGCGGGTCAATAGCGACAAACTCATTGTTCAATCTGACAATTTCTTCTCTATCAGCGTTCTTAATCACTAAATTATTGACGAGCTTGAACAAGTCTGTGAGACCGCCTTCTGCGAAGTGTCTACAGATTAGCTCGACACGACCTTGGGCACCTGACATTGTTGCTGAAACAGCCGCTTTTGTTGAAGATTGTAGCGCGTCTGCGTTTAGACCTGCTGATGCTTTAGAAACGCCCGTCCGGTTTTCTTTGCTTTCATCAAGATAAGCAAGAACTGGAAACGCCTCTTTGCCAACGAAAGGAACTGCAAATGGCTGAACCATGCCCGGCGCTCTCATACGAATAGGTTGACCTATATCCGTATTAAGCACATCGTCAATATTTACTTGACCTTCTACGACTCCCATGCGGGGGAAAATTGCGTGTCCGAGAGAGTCGAGCGTGTCTCTCATGATTTGTGATTTAGCAGTCTGAATAGGAATTAAATAGTCTGAGACACAAGAACCGATTGCTTCATGTGGCTCTGGATCCATTGAAAACATAACGATAGGAAGATCATCCCATGCGCTATAGTGAACGATGTTTAGACCATTTCCGCATGTGCAGACGCGAACTCGCTCTGCGATTCCGTCATTGTCTAAATCCCAGAAAATGTAATGCTCAATATACAGCACTGATTTATCACTTGTGTTATCAGCGTCAGGATAAACAGAGCTGTCAAGCGGGCTTCTCGCTTCTTCTTCTTCGTATGTTTCTGCATCGAATGATGAACCTGAGCCTGAATATTGCTCTATTTCTTCGCGATCATAACCCATTGCTACGAGATCGCTGACAGTTTTAATTGTGCGATGTGCAACATAATTAGCTGTTTGAATATCTCTTGAGTTTCGAGCAAGCAACACCTCTTCAGGCGGTATACTCTCAATCATAACTTGATTTTTAGCTTTAACTCTGCGAATCGTGACATCATAAGAAACAGGCGTTTCATCAATAAATTCTTCACCTGTCATTTCGTCAACGACTGTTGTGCTTTGCGTTGTCACAGACTCTTTAACAACTTCTACGTTTTGATCTATAAGCAACGCTGTGTATTCTTCTTGTGACAAATCAGTAAACTCATGCGTTGTCGAGCTGATGCTGTCGTCATAATACGCCTTTACGAAGCCCGTCTTTCTGACTAAAGCATCTTTAAACGCATCGTAGAGAACTTTGAAACCATTTGATTTTTGAATCGTGTAATTAACAAAATCTGTTTGCTGTTTTGCTAGATCAATATCTTCAACGCTATTAGGCACAAACTCGACTACTTTTTTTGAGCCAAAAAACGTGCGCATAATTGAAGGCATTAAAAACAACACGCTATCTCGCAAGTCAGTTGAGACAAACTCTGATTGCAAAGACGATGTTGCGTTTGGTTTTTTGCCGAGATAGTAGTTTGTTGCTTCTGCTCGATCTTCGCCTATTTGATCGATAAAATCAGACGCATCATCTAGCTCTGATTTCAATGCGCTTTTAAGCTCTTCTAAATCTGTTTCTTCTTCAGAAACAACATCTTCATCTTCGACATCTATCTCTGTTTCTTCAGATAGACGTTTGTTATTTGTATATGCCATTTATGTTTATCCCACTCGTATAATTTTTGATTTCAATGGCTTTTTCCAGTTATATCCCATTTGATTAAAGTTTGAAGAAAAGCTCGCCGCTGAGCTAGCCATTGTTAGCGCAAGTGAGTCTGCTTTGTCTGGAGATTTGATACCTCGCTTTTTGAGTTGCTCTTTGCTTTCTAGCTTAATTTTGCCTGCGCTTGTGTAAGTATAAGATGGACTAACTAATTCTGCAATCAGCTCGTCATCATTCGGCAACCTACAATCGCGAGCAGAGAGCCAGTCTTTTATTTTGAACCATAATTCTGCGCGAAGATTCAAATAATTTTTTCTCGTTGAAGGAGATTCTGCGACATTAATCCCACGCACTGGAAGATTTTGCTCTGCTAATCGATCTACTACGCCACTTCCTAGACCGATGACATCGACTAAAATTTCTTGTGGTCGATTCATCGCAGTCGCATCGTCATAAAGATTTTTGACTGCGCCACAGAGTTGCATGAGATCCATTGATTTGAATGTTTTTATTTCAAATACTGTGTTTCCTTGTCTTATGCAGAGCGCTGAATTGTCTGCTCCGAAACGCGCTACGTCTAAGCCCCAGATAATGGGTTCGCTTGCAGTCAATGTAACTTCTCTGTCGACTGCTGAACGAGCAAGCTCAATCGGTATAACTGTATCATCGTCAGCGCTAGGAAATTGACCAAGCACTTCGACTCTTGCGACAGTTGAATCTTCGCCGTATTGTTCGAGCATACGATTAAAAAGTTTTTGATCTGTATCTTCAACGTCTCGCGAGTCGATTTGTTCTGTTTGCCAGAACTGTTTATTTGCATGAAATGAGTCGTAAAACGGACCTTGATTTCTACGCGGATTTGAAAACGCGAACCAGAAACGATTTTCTGTCGGCTCAGTAAAAAAGCCTTCTGCTACTGAATATATAGAGCTAGGGATTCCTGATGCTTCATCAAAAATTAGAGTGATTCCATGTGAGCTGTGGATTCCAGCATAAGCATCGGGGTTCTCTTCTGACCAGAGTGATGCCATTGCGTAGTAGTAACCTGTATCGACTTTGAGATCACGAATGAGCAGTTCTTCAAACCATTGTTGTGGCTTTAATGCTGTTGCAGTTTTATGAAACCAATGATTTACGATTGAAAGCGTATGCCATTTGCCTAGTTCTGCCCATGTTCTTGTGCGAAGCTGTGCTTCTGTGTTCGCAGAGACGATGACTGTGCCGCCTAATCTTGTTGATAGAAACCAGAGAATAATCCATGCGACTAGAGCTGATTTGCCTATGCCACGACCTGACGCGACTGCGAGACGCATCATTTCAGGTAAATCTATGCTCTGATTTCTCTGTATGTGAACTGCTATATCTCGTAAAATTTTTTCTTGCCACTTACGCGGACCTTTAAAATCAGCAAGGGGGGTGTTTTCTTGCCCCCACGGAAACACATATCTAACAAAGTTCAAAGGATCATCTTTAATCGTCAATGACCAGATCTGCGTCATGAGCTGTTCTTCTTGTTTTGCTGTGTATTTCATTTTCTTGTGACGCCTTTGTTGATATGTTCTGCATACGTCATCGCTTTATTAGGCTCAATCGCTTTATTCTTGTAATCGACACCACTAAACTCTTTGTATTCTTCAACTGTGCGTTTTTTGCCTAGCCCGTATTTACTGAAGTCTTGACACTCTAAGACTTGCATCGCTCTAGCGAAACCTGCGTCTTTTTCTTGCTTTGTCATTGTTGTGTCGCCGTCATAGTGTATTTCTCGTTTTAGCTGATTTTGTTCCATGTTGTACCAGTGATATAGCGGAATATCAGGCACATGCACAATGTCGTAGCCATGCGTGAACGCTCTGAGAGCTAGAGTTGTTTCTTCGCCTAGAAAATAAATATTAGGATCATAAGGCACATCATGAACAAATTGACCTGATGTGAAAAGAAAATTAGCGCTCATGAAGAAACCTCTATATTGTTTAGGGGGGTGATGAATACGACCTTCTGCTGTGATGAACTTATCAAGCTGAAAAGGAATCTTCGCAAGCATGATGATTGTGCCTTTGTCTTTGTAGTCATGTGCTTTTTTAAAGATATATTCGTCACTATTGTTCAAGTATTGATCGTTGTTGACTAACACTTCAAAAGCTCTCGGATAAGCAGAAATAATAGGATTATTTAGCCACTGATTTGCGTCATCGTATTGTTGCAAGAGATACTCGTCCCAATTCTTTTCAAACATTGTGTGAGAATCTATTTGCATGAAAATATCTTCATCGTCAAACAAGTCTGTTTGTATCTTGCTTCTTGCCCAGCAGACACCTTTCGAGTCTTTCGGCTCGCAAGTCTTATAACGAATATTCATGTACGAATGACTAAAATCGAGCTTTTCAAGCGCTTGATCGAACACGCCTAGAACTAGATTGCTTTTATATTTTGCGTTTTCATACGCTGACTCTATCGTGTATTTAAGTATCGGGTCTTGGTATGACGCTATTGAGAGAAATATTTTCATAAAAAACTCCAAAATTTTAGTTCTACGTTTGCAAAAGCAACGCACCCGCGCTCGCGTTGACGGGGGGTGCATTTGCTGTTTTTGCTATGAATTATCAACATCTTTTTCTGTCAGCTTCTTAGAGAGAAGTTGACTATTGCTTTGTTTATTAGTGTTTCGAGCGATCTCAACTCTATCAGTCGAAGCAGAGTCTAAATTAATAATGCGTTTTTGTGCGTTCTGTAAAACTTTGTTCAAGCTGATCTCATGCTCGACAGTTTCATGAACTCTGTCTTTCCAGTTCTCATGGTCTCGGTTTTTCAAGAAAAACACTTGAGCAGTCACGTTAGGATCTTTGCCAGCTCTACCTGTCGCAGAATCGAAGAGAGCAGAAGCGACTTCATCTATCGCTTTTGTCTTGCCTTTCTTTAATGCTGTGTCAAATTTCTTAGAATCACGCTTTCGTCTAGCTATAGTAGAAAGCGAAATCCCAAAGGATTCAGCGATCTTAGACTCTGAAATGCCAAGACCTGCCATTCGCGAAACTTCTTTTAATTCTTCGTCATTGAATTTTATTCGCTTTCTTCCTGCGCCTTTTGGGTTCTTTTTAGTCTTTTCTGCCATTTAATTACTCACAAACACGACAAGCATCATTGTAATTGTCAACTATCTCGCCACGCTCTAATGTTTCTTGTATGCGTCTTGCTAACTCACTACCAACAAATCCACGATGCTTCCAGTAATGAGCTACATACTCAATGTTTAACTCTTGCTCTTGTTTTTCTTGATCTTGTTCTTCGTTCATAATTATATACCCTTTGTTATTTGTAAATCTTTCAATAATTTTTCAAAAGAATCTTCTTGAAACTCATGCGAATACTGATCTGTTCTTATGTTTGTGACTGTTTGACCTGTGTTTTTCATGAAATAAATAAAGTCAGTCTTTAAGCAGACGCAAGCAAAGATTTGACAGCTATCTTGTTTGTATCTGACTTTTCCTTTGTTTCGCCAGTTAAACTTGTATCTTCTTGCTTGTCTATCAGTGTCTTTGTTTGCTTTTGACGCTGACTTAACTTGCACGCCATAAAAGTTTTTGTCGATCTCAATAACAAGATCTCTGTTGCTGTTCACAGCACTCGGAGCAAAGCAGTTGATTCCTTTTTTTAGAAAGTAAATCTCGACTAGCTTTTCTCCTGCGCTTCCTCTTTGGTTTTTGTAATGAGCCACTATATTATTTCGTCATGTAAAGCTACAGCATCGATGTCTTTCTGCTTCACAGGCTTTCTTGTTTCAATTTCTACGTTACCAAACTCGCTAAATTTTTTCTTAATGTCAAACACATCTTCAGGTACAACAGCAAGCAACTCTCTAACTGTAAAATAAAAGCTAGGCTTTTCTTTGTTAGCCATTGCACAAGCAGTAGGAAGCTCGTCAGCATTTTGAACTAATATTATTTGAGCTTTGCTGTGCGGGTGCTGAACAACCCAAATGCTTGGATTCAGCTTTTTAAACCCTCTGAACTCTGCGTATTCGATAAACTTATCGAGTCCGCGAATCATGCTTTCGCTATAAAGCAATATCTTCTCGTCATCGAATCTTGATCGAGCTAACTCTAAAAGCTGTCTTAATCGCTTCATCTTAGATCGTTCTTCAGGCGTTTGTATTTCGATTAGTCTTTCTAAGCCCCATTCTCTGTCGACTTCGATTTTCTTTTTCAGTTGATTTGTATAAGCGATCTCAGACTTCTCTTTTAAAGCGCTATCAACTTTCTTAAATAGTTCTCTATTACGCATAATCAAGACTCAAAAAGAATAAACAAAAAAATACTGACAAATTGACACGACACCGACTACGACTCTTATAGAGTCTGTCGTAGTGTCGCAAGTGTCGCACGATGTCGCAAGTCGTGTCGCAAGTCATGTCGCAGATTTTATAAGTTGTTGATATTATTAACATTCTAATTTCTTATGATGTCGCAACTCATGTCGCAAGTCGTGTCGCAAGCATTTTCAAATTGCTCTGAAAAAAACGCGTTTTGCGACACGCTTTTGACACTATTTTGCTCTGTTTTGTTGTTTTCGGACAACATTTGCTCTCTCATTAACTGAATCAGCGATCATTTGTTTGTACTTTGTCGCTGAATAATTGTGTGATCGATCAATAAAATGAACATCAATATCAAGTTCTTTTGCTGTAAAATCTTTGTTTTTGTAGTCATCGCCTAGAAATCTGATGTCGATTTGACGCGATTTAAGCAGTTCTAATAGATCAGATTCGAGTCGATATGTAATGATTTGATCGACATATCTAATCGCAGAGAGCGTCTCAATTCGCTCTGTAACAGAAAGAATAGGCTTCATCTTCTCAGCTCTCTCAATAGAAGGATCTTCATGCAAATAAACAATCAAATACTCGCAATGATATTTACACTCTCTTAGAGCGCGAATATAGCCTATGTGCATGACATCGAAAGCTCCTGCAATGACTCCTGTTTTCATATTAAAAAGGTGGCTCATCATCAAGCATGTTATTACTCTTTGCATAAGCAATATCACGCTCAATTGTTCTTACTGACACGCCTGTTTTGCTTGAGATTGCATCTTTGTCAGCGCCTTCATTAATCATTTGCGCGACTATTTCTCGTCTCATTTCGAGATCGTCTTTGTCTTTTGTCATGATTCCGTTTGAGTAGAGCCACGCTATTGGTAGAGCGTCTTTTCCGTAGAAGTGTCGCGTTTTCTCGAATGTCCACTTAAACGATGTTTCGTATGTCTCAGCATCAATATCAAGAAGCGTGTCTGCGTCATTGTTTGTCAGCTCTGTCTTTATTACGCTATCTAGCACGACTGTCTTGGACATACTTCCCAGCTGAGTGCCTGCTTTTGATGAATGATGAACGAACCATGCACAGCGATCTTGTTGACGCAGTTTGAGTAATATCGGTTGCACGTCTGATATCCATTCGTCAGCTTGATTTGAGTCGGTCATGCTTGTAAGAGTTAGAAGATTATCAAGAACCACCACGTCAGGATCTATCTTCTCTATCATGTCCCAGAACCATGTTTTACCTTCTTCTGTATTGAGCGGTAACAATCCATGCTCTTGATCGTGATGCGACACGATAAACAAGTTCTTCTCAACGCGCTGTATAAGCTCTTTTTGTCTCTCGAAAGACTCAGCGCTGAACATGTTCAATTGCTGATTTAGACGTTCTTGCATCGCGTTTGGCGGCATCTCAGCATCGATATAAACGACTTTGACAGCGTTTGGTATTTTGTAATGACCGAAGTCGTAGCCTGATGCGAGCGCGATTGACATAACAGACGTACTTAGACTCTTACAATGACCTGGTGCGCCATGAATCATGAAAAGATTTGATCTCGCTATTAAGTTTTCGATAAGCCATACTTTTGGTGGATACTCAATGTCTTTAAACGCTTTATAATCGTGATAGATGACAGTGTGTGACGCTTCTTTGTGATATTCGTTGTCTCTCGCATACTTGACGACATCGAAGTATTCTTGTCGCTCGTAAGCATCGAATAAGTCGTCTTTGTCGCTCCAATGCGTTGGCGGTTTTGCAATGCTTGTTTTAATGCTCAGCGATTCGAGCTTGTCTTTTAACTTAATTGCACAATCGAAGCCTGCATCGTCATTGTCAGGGAAAATAATCACTTCATTAAACTCTTTGAGCTGTGTCCAGTTGCTTTGCTCTAATGCTGAGACTCCGCCGTGCCATGCACAGATGATGTTTTCTTTTGCGAGTTGTTTTGCGCCTAAGTATGCTTTTTCACCTTCAACTACGATGACAGGCTTCGCAGAATCTCCATCGCTTAAAAGCAAAGGCAACAGCGAAGTAGGGCGCTTCATAACCCAGCGATGCTCTGCAACACGACTGAAAGGTCGATAAATCTTGCCTTCAAATCGCATTGTGCAAAAGTCATCGCTAAATCGAGAGACTATTTCTGCTTTCTCTGCTAACGCTCGCATTTGCTCAGAGCTGTATTCTTTATCTTTAATCTGTGAATCGCTGTTTCTAACAGGCGGCAACTTCTGTTCAGCAATACCTAGTGACGTTAGAAAGTCTGTAATGTTTGTGTCGCCACGCTCACGCTTGATTAGCGACAACATGCCGCCACCTTCTTGATTTTCGTGATCGTAGAACGTGCCTTTTGATAGATCTATTGAGAGTGATCCTTTTTTTCCGAAGCGCAGTTCTTTATCGTTACTGAGTCGCTCGTTAGGCGAGCCGAGCAACGCTTTCGCAATAGTTTCAGCATGTATCGCTATGTCAATCATAGTCTCTCAAAATAAATTGGATGCAGAGGACAAATAGGAGAATTTAAAACCCCTGCACCACTTTGGGGTTAATTGCTAAAAAGGAATTTCTTCTTCTGTCTCTGTTGCTGATCCGTTCAGCTCTAATGGCACATCGTCAAACTCTGCTTCAGCAGACAGTTCAAACGCATCGTCTGTTCGCCAACCAAGTATCTTAAAGTTTGGGATTCGTGAGTTGCCTTTGCCTATTGCTATTGCGTCTGAGCCTAGATATTCGATGACAGCAACTTTGTTTTCGTTTGCTGATAACTGCTCATGTAGATCTGTGTATAGCTTTAGAAAGCCTTTAGTTGCGCCTGCACTTGTTGATGACCATGTTCTTACGCCTAATTCTTTTGAGTATAGATCGACTGAGAAACCTCTTTTGTATTCGAGTCTTTCTTCTTCTGTTAGCTTTTTGTTGTCTCGTTCTTTTGGGACTGTTCCTCTGACTCCGAGTTTTTCGTCCCACTTCCAGTGTGGCGCTGTTTCTGATTTTAGCCTGCCCCAACCACTTTTGACTGATGTTGGATCAAGCAAAAACTTAGTCAAATTAACTTCTTCATCGCCAGCGTGCCAGCCGTTGACGCTTGCTAAAAAGCGAATAAAGCGTTTGTTGTCCATGCTATCTTCTAGTCCTAATAAATCACTCATGATGTTTTCCTCCTTGTTAATAGTGAATATTAATTATTATTAAAAACGCTATAGCGACTACAAAGAGCGCTACAGCTTTTTCAAATTCGTTGTTGTTGTAATACATTTTATAAATGTTCTTCTTCGTAATCATCAAACAAGCTCACTTGTCTGTCTCGTGGTATTAATTCAGCAAAGTCTTTACTCTTTGCTTTTCTAAATATAGTGATCGGCTCAGCAGAAATATCATCATTGTGTTTGTTGACGCGAGATGCCATTTCGTAGCCGATGACTGCTACGAAGTGAGCATCATCGAAGCTCTCTTGTATAAACTCAATCATAGGCATAACAATCTTGTTGCTCACAGAATTTGCATAACAATCGCTTATGTTGATTGCTAGATAACCGCCTTCTTTTAATGAGCGATAAGCGTGAGTTATCATTTGAAAGAGATAGCCTTGAAGCCAGTCGTTAAACTCGTCAAACTTATCGTGTGATTGCATAGTGTCGCTGTTAGATGACTGATAGCGCTCAACTTTATAATAAGGCGGTGAAGTAAAAACTAAGTCGAAAAAATCTTCATTAGGACAATCAATCTCACTGCCTTTAAACTCGTATGCGATTTCAACGTCTGTTTGATAGTATTGTTGTTGCAGAGTGTAGCCTGCAAAGACGAGTGGGTTAACATCTCTGCAATAGTAGAACTCTATGTCGCTCGCCATTGCGGCTGTCATTCTGTCGCCCCAACCACCGCAAGGGTCATAAATACGTTTTGCATCGAACAGCTCGTATAACGCTTTCGCAGAGCTAGGTCGAAACTGACTCGCAATATACTTTCTCATTGCTAGAGCAGAGCGTTTGTTTTCTTCCCAGAAACCTGATGTTTCGATTGTCTTTCTTATTTTATTGTCGTACCAACTTCTTACAGGGCTTGAAAAACGATCAGCTTCGCAAGACATTCTTGCTTGCCAGTGATGAAAGTCTGAAGATCTTAGTCCGATCAGATTTCTCTTAATGAGATATTCTGAAACATATTGCTCATCAATTTCGCTTCTGCTTTGCCATTCGCCTTTTTGTATGAGATCAACAAATGAGTTTGTTTTTAAACGATGAAAGTCTGCAATCGCGTCATTCTCTTTGCATCTAATAACAGGAAAGTCAGGAGCAATCTCAATATCTTTAGTATCAATCTTTGTCTCTCGCTTGATGATCTCGTCAAACAAAAACATTTCTCTGCTCTCTGTTGCGTTCTCGTTCATTAGTGAATCACCCTATCGTTGAACTCGTCACAGAGTTGTTGAAAACGCTCGTTGATATATTCGTCATAACTGAGCGCTTTCTTCTTGTTTGCTTCGCAATGATTCTTGTAGTTTTCGTGCATCCACTTCACGAAATCGAGAAAGTCATTAAACGATTTTTTCTTTTCTTGTTTGCTCATTGTTGTATCGCTTTCAAATAAACAATTAACAGATAGAGAAATTCGTCAAAGTTCATGCGAGCAGGATATTCGCTAAACATTTCATCGTAAGAATCAACTTCATCAAAAACGAAGTTAAACAACATCACAGGAAACTGTGCTTGCACATCTTGATAGTCGTATTTATATATTAAGATCGGAATATCATTATTCGCTTTACAAGCATCGAGAACTTGACGCCACCAATCTTTGCGTGGAATATCACTATTGTTTCTCTTGTATCGCTTACATTCTATTTGGAAGTTTTCAAGACCTTTTATGTCTGAACCGCCATCTCTTGTTTGATCGAGATTACGAGATACACAATATTGTAGATCAGCTCTACCGAGCGCTTGATTAATCGATTTGACGATTGATCTCTCGAAAGAATGTCCTTTTGTTCTACTTGAACTCGCCACGTTCTATTTCTTCTCTAACTGCTTTTTTTAAAATGTTGCTCACTAAGTCTTTGATTTTCATTTGCTTGAAATCAGCTAGAGCAGTTATTTCGCTGTGTAATTCTTGATCGACCCACAATGCTTTTTTCTTTTCTTTTGTTGGCATTTGTCTCCTATTTTTCTTCAAGAACTTAAACATATAAACAGACGTTTAATATTAGTAATGTGTCAATATTAAATATATTTTTATATATATTGCAATTTGAATATAGATGATAAAGAGATGATAAAGAGATAAATAATAGTTGTATACAGATAACAGTCGTGTATTATTAATAGTAGATATATTAATTTTTAACAGGAGAACGAAATGAGCGAGTATCAGTTTGAACGAAAAAATTGCGGCAGATGTGGCGGAAGCGGGCATTATAGTTATAACCCAAAAGATGGAACAGTTTGCTTTGGGTGTGGCGGAAAAGGCACTAAGCTCACAAAAAAAGGCAAAGCGGCAAACGATTATTTTAACAGTTTACTAGAAACTAAAAGCTCTGATTTAAAAGTCGGTGATTCTATCTGGCAAGAAAATTATAATCCTTACGATCATAGTTCAACATATTATTGGACAAAAATTGTTGAGATTAAAGAACAAAGCAAAGATGAATTGCTCATTAGTACTAAATATATGACGCATCAAGTTAGCAAAAACAAAACCTTTCAGCGTTACCCACAAGACGATCAAGGTAATTCAACAAAAGACGCTTTCAGAGCGTTGAAACAAGTAGCTGTTGAGTATCAATCTAAGCTAACTCAACAAGGAAAATTAATGAAAAAATACCAAAATAAAGGAGAATAAAATGAAAATAGAAGAAAATGACTATGCCTTTTACAACGAACCTGACTCAAAGATAGTGGTAAATGTGCCATGCAAAATCTTAGAAGTTAAGAGGGTATATGCTACTGTGCTGATGTTTGAAGATGAAAGGAGTTGCAACAATCCTGAACTTTGGGAAGTTCCAATAGAAGATTTGCAAGCTACTGATTCCTTTTATGTTAAGCGTGGTAATCCTTACGTCTTTTTTGGAGATTTGCTTCATTCAGCAAAGACAAATCAAATAATTACTCCAAGAGAGCTTAGGCTAGAAATTAAACATTAATCAGGAGAACGAAATGAAACGCAAAAAGCGTTCACAAACGCATGGCAAAATTGTCACACTCATTCGTCTGAATAAGCATGAGAGCGAACTTTCATTAACTGAGCGAAGAAAGCTCATTAAAAAGCAACGCGCAGAGATCGAAGATTATTTAGGTGTCGGTTCACACATGCACATGAAAAAGAAACATTACGTTGAGTTGCATCATAGTAACCCTTATAAGATGCCTGAGTTTGAGAAAGCGATTAAACACGCAATACGCAACAAAGCAGACATCGTTCTTAATCGTATCGGTACACGCATGAAGAATCTCAAGTTTATCGATCTCGTTTATGACGCGAGCGAGAATCATTCAGTTAAGTTCTATGTGTGTTATCAAAGTGTGCGAGCGATTGACGCAAGTGTGCTTGTTGCAATCAGCAATGAACATCGAGCAGAAGTGTCTCGCAACACAAAATACGCGCTTGCAAAGCTAAAAGAGAAGGGCATAAAACTCGGCTCAAAAGACATCAAAAAACTAACTGAGTACGCAGTCAAATCGCACACGCTTAAACGATTAGAATTTGCTGTGAAGATGCGACCTGTTGTTGAAGAGATACAGCGCTATGGTGCAACATCGCTCACAGAAATCGCGAAAGCGCTTAATATGCGCGAGATTGAGACGCGATATAGTCCTGATAAGTCTAGCTGGCACGCGTCAACAGTAAGTAATTTGCTGAAAAGCATTAAAGAAATTAAAGAAAATAAAAAAAACTCTTGACTTGATTTTTAAATTAATAATAAAATCTTTTTTGATAAATTTTGATAAATAATAATAAGCGATGAAGAGCGACAGTGAACAAAATATTATCAATGTATATAAATACATGGGAGTCAAAACAAGACGATTTGAGCCTAGATTAGTGAGACGAGAAGATGTTGAAGATTTATTGATAACGCTAACAACAATGAAAGATCAAATAGAAACACAGCTAAACACAAAACAAGACGAGTCATGGCTCGTCACACACGCTCAAAACATCATGACAGCAGGAACAGACATGCACAAAGATCTGAGACACAATCGAGATCAAGAGAAAAAATAGAAATGCTTGTGAGTTCAAAAATCAGACGTTTGATAACAGAAGAATACAATGCGATTGATAACTGCAAGTCTACAAATAACAAGTTTCAACAATCAGTTCTGATTTTGAAAAAATCAACTAAAAGCAACAAAAACAAAAGCGAAAGCAGAGAAACAAGCTCTTATTTATCATTAAGACTTATGCGTATAATATATAGTATGTTTGCTTCATCTGAAGTCTCAAAGCGCTCTAAGCGTTTTGAGATTCTTAATGACTCAGCAAGCAGACGTTTATTATTAGTATTTCTGCAATCGCTCTCAAAAAAAAGGAGAGTATCATGCAGTATAATCAACGATCTAACGAATACGTCACGTTCAATCTTTTTGCAGACGAAAACGAACACATAGAAGGAAACACAGTCACTGTCAGAAAAGACAGTATCTATTCTTATTATGCAGATCGCTCAGATTCAGCATCAAAGATAGAAACAACACAAGGCGTTTTTAAAGTCACTGTGACACCTTACGAGATACAGAAAATGCTTACGCGACATGCAGGTTGGAGAATTAGAAATGGTCGGTAAAGTAACAGACGACAAGAAACCATCATCTAGTGGTGTTCCCGCGATATTAGGCAAACACCCATACAAAACGAGAAACGAGATTCTCGATGAAAAAATTAGAGCGTGTGCTGGTGAAAATATCAGACTTGATGAACAACCTTCAATTATGAGAATGGGTGATGTGCTTGAAAATACAGTGCTTGACGAAGCGTGTCTAAGACTTAATCTGACAAACATTAGATTGAATATTGACAAACCTTTAATTCATTCGCGACTACAAATACAAGGAAGCCCTGACGGAATTGCATGTGCAGGCATTGAAAAAGCGCTTACAGTGAGAACAGATTACGACAAGTGTATTTATACAGTTAACGATGAAGTCTTACATCTAAAAGGAGATGGCATCTTAGAGTGCAAAGTTACGAGCGCATTTCCTGAAGATGTATTGCCAGCATGGCGTGGCAAAGATCAAGTTCTCGCAAACATGGAGTGTGCAAATCTAACATGGGGCGCTGTAGTCGTTCTTTATCAAAGTGTGCATCTTAAAATCTTTGTGTTTGAAAGAGACGAGAACTGGGTTAAAGACTTTGAGTTTGCGATTAACGACTTCAATAGACGCATTGAAGAGAAAGACTATTACGATGCTGAAAATTCATTAGATTTTAATATTGTTTATCCTGAAGATCGAGACGACACTGTTGAGCTTGAAGATGATCTTGAGCATCATTTCTCAGAGATCTTACATGCAAAGAGTCTTATCAAGAACGCACAACAAACAATTCAAGAACACGAAGCAGTCATAAAATCTCAAATGCAAAACAGTAAACACGCTTTATGCGGCACACACAGAGCAACATGGGGCAGTCGCACTTACAAAGCACAACCTGAAAAACTTGTGCCTGCTAAAGATGCTTATACAGTTCGATCAAAAACACTTTTAATTAGAGAGGAAACACATGGACTTGACTAAAAAATATGTCGGAAAAGTTGCATACAACAGACAGAAAAACATGACAGAAACTTATGAAGCGATCAAAGCGTTTGCCGCAGAGAATGGTCACACACCAACTCGCGTTCAACTAGCAAATCACATGAGCATAGGTCTAGGCGCAGTTGATAAAAGACTTCAGCATCTTTTCGCTCATTGCGATCTTGTTGATAAAGACGAAAAGAACGGACAAATTGTGCTTTATAACGATGATGATTGATCTACAAAAACATTCAAGAACTATCGGTTATGCAACTCTTTATTGTGGTGATAGCAATGAATTACTGTCAGCAATCAATGATGTCGATGCAGTAATAACCGATCCGCCTTATGGATTGTCGTTCATGAGTAAGCAATGGGATTATGATGTGCCACAGAAAGAGTTGTGGGAAAAGGTATATCAATCCATTAAGCAAGGCGGGCATCTTCTATCATTTTTTGGCTCACGCACTTATCATCGTGGGGTTATCCCCATCGAAGATGCTGGGTTTGAGATACGAGATCAGTTGATGTGGCTTTATGGCAGTGGCTTTCCCAAGTCGCACAACATAGGGAAGGCGGTGGATAAATTGCAAGGGAATGAGAGAGAGGTGGTTCGTGTTGTAAAACGAACTGGAAAAAATGATCATATTTATGGAGCATACAGAGGCAATAATACAGAAACAAAAGGCACATCAGAATACGAAGGTTGGGGTACAGCACTCAAACCAGCACATGAGCCGATTGTTATGGCTAGGAAACCATTCAACGGTAGTGTGGCAGAGAATGTCTTAGAACATGGTACTGGTGGGATAAACATAGATAGTTGTCGGGTTGGTGATGAACAAGGCAGATTTCCAGCCAATGTCATGCACGATGGTTCTGATGTGGTGCAAGATGTATTCGGTGATAAATCTCGCTACTTCTATTGTGCGAAAGCAGGTAAAAAAGATAGACATGAGGGATTAAACAAGTTTCAAAACATACACCCAACAGTCAAGCCAACAAAATTAATGCAGTATCTGTGTCGCCTAGTCACACCGAAGGCTGGCGTCATTCTTGATCCTTTTATGGGTAGTGGCAGCACAGGCAAAGGTGCATTACTGGAAGGGTTTAGGTTTATAGGAATTGAAATGGAGCGAGAGTATTTTGATATTGCTAGCGCCAGATTGGAAGCTGTGCAGAAGAATGTGCAAGAGGGTTTGTTTGAATGATTGATTGGAAAAAAGAGCCTTACGATACGCTCAAAGCCTGGGGTAGAAGCAAGCAGTCTAGTGATGCTTCAAAAGACTCACAAATACAATATTGGTCACAAATGGCAAGATCGCTCAGACGCAGAGTTAAAGAGTTAGAAGATCAAGTTGAGTTTTTAAAAAACAGATACGCAAAGAATAAATGAAAATGCTGAAACTCATTAAATTATTGTTTTTAATTCTGTTTTCTTCTACTGAAGAGAGAGAAAGAAATAAACAACATGAGTCAAGAAGAAAATGTTTGCGCGTTTAGGAATGACTCATTTGAGAATTAGGGGTTTAATTTTATATTGCCCCTAGTTCTAGCAATAATTAGGAGAAAAGATGAACAATCAAATAATAGCTGACACTGAAAACAAAAGAATCAAGATCAAAACTCTAAGTAATGGAGACAAATCATATTATCTCTATTACTTTAAAAACAACAAATCTCGATTGATGAAAATAGCAAGTCATGGCGCAAAAATCGAAGCAGTCAGACAGCTTGCTAGTGACTTTGAAAGAATGATGAATATTGATCCTAATTATGATCCTTTGCTTGAGAGACGAAAAGCTAAGCGTGTTCAGAGCGAAATATCTTTTGATGATTTATTCACAGATTATTTAGATGATATAAACAACAAGAGATCTCACGATAAGATTAAGCAACTTTACGACAAAAACATCAAACAAAAGCTAGGAAACAAAAAAATCAGTGCAATCGAAAAAGCTGACATTGTTAAGTTGAAAAGAGAGATTAGCAAGCGAGCGCCTTTTATTGCTAATTCTGTTTTGACGTATATACGCTCTGCGTTTAACTTTGCGATTGAAAGCGATCTTGTTGAGAAGAATCCTTGTTCGCGAATCGACAAGAATGAAGAAGTCACGCGCAATAGAATTTTATCGAGCGCAGAATTAAAGCGAGTTTTTGATGCCTTAAAAGAGAAAGAAAAGAACAGTCGCAATCATCAAAGCGTTGCGTTTATTAAGCTCTTAATCTTTACAGGCGCAAGAGTCTCAGAGATTGCAAACATGCGCTTTTGTGACATTAAAGATCGCATCGTTAGACTCTCTCAGCACAAGACAGATCATCTAGGAAACGACAAAATTATCTACTTAAACGATTACACGTTATCGATCATAAATCGCTTAGAACGCACACACGAAAGCGCTAAAGTCGTTGGTATTAAAAGTCCTCGTCATTTGTGGGATTCAATCAGAAAAGAAGCAAACATCGAAGATGTGAGACTACACGACTTGAGACACACATACATTTCATTTGGTATTAATACACGCACAATATCATTTGATGAAATGCAAGATCTAGTTGGTCACAAAGACGCTAAATCAACACAACGCTATTTAACAAGATCGCTCGATTCAAACTTAGCTAGTTCAAATGCTGTATCGACTGAGCTTTTAAATTTAATCAATAAATAAAAGGAAAAACTATGACTGAAAAAGAGCAAACGATTACATTTGATAACGAAACATATAATGTCGCAGACTTGAGCGAGCAAACAGTTCAAAATTTTAATATATTGCTAAAAATGCAAAATGAAGCAAACGAGCAATCGTATCAGTTAAGCAAGACGAATGTTGCGCTCGAAACGATGTCTGAGCGCTTTAAAGGTTTACTTGACGAGCAAAATATTAAGCCTGTCAAAGATATAAGCATTGTCACTGAGACGAAAAAAGTCAAAGATGATTGATAGCGAATTTCAAGTTGACGAGCTAATACACGAAAAAGGCAAACAATACGGACATCCGCGCAGATTTTTTAGACAGTTCGCAAAAGATCTGTCAGGGATGTTCGATATGCACATCTCGCCACAGCAAGCGTGTTGTGTCATGCTAAAGTTTAAAGTGAATCGATTGTTTAATGATCCTGACAACAGAGATACTCAACAAGATATTCAAGGATATTTAAAAATTATCGAGATACTAAACGAGTTTGACAGAGATAAAACATGATCTTATTTGAATAAAAAAAATGAGTCGTTATAATTGTAATTAATCCCACTTTCACTTAAATCTATGTTAATCGTGAGTCAAAAAGAGCGAGACAATCTAATAGACGAAATAAATCGTTATCGATTTATGTTCAGAGTATGCTGGGCAGGTCTTTTAATTCAGACGATTATGTTAGTTCTTGTTTAGTTTTGCGTTACGTCTCGACCAACTCTTCCTGATATAACTGGCACTGAAGTTCTTCCTACTTGTCCACTAGCTCTTAGCAATTCTAGTAAAAGTCTTTGTGTCGCAGGGTTTTGATATGCTGAAAGAACTCCTGTAGTTGATAGCGCTGAAACAGGGTCAACAACAGCGCCACCACCCAAAATACCGCCAGCAGTTAGTGTTCTTGCTGTTGTTCCTGAGTCTGATAGCGTTTGTCCGATCATGTTTTGCCCAAGTTCTGCCATATCTTGCATTTTACTTTCGCCACGAAATGTTTTTGTTTTTCCTGACGATTTGTCGGCGGCTTTTCCAGCTTGTCGCAACTGAGCTGGTGTAAAAATATTTCCTTGATTTGCTGATGCAGTTCCAGCTTTTGAAATTACAAGCAGATCTCCGTAAGCGCTTTTTGCGTTATTATATGATTTAATCAAGCCTGCTGAGTTGTCAGTTTGAAGTGTATCGTCAAGCGCTCTGTAAACTTCATCATATACATCGCCCATTTCTCTTTGAACAGCGTCTCCTGACGTTTTATATCTGTTAATCTGTCGCCTTAACCATGAGTCTGCTTTTTGCAAAGATTTTCCTGTTAGTTGGTTGTCAGTTGCTTTTCCATAAAGTAACTTATTTAGTCTGATATTGATGTCTTTTATTTCGCTTGGCTTTAATAAAGAGTTATTCAAAGTATTGTCAATTTTTGCTTTTAATTTATTAATATCATTTACTTTCAAATTTTTCACGCTTCTGTCAAGCGCGTTTCTCACTTGTCTGTCTAAATATAAGCCTGCATCGTCAACAACGCTTGGTAGTTGTTTGTTAATTTTTTTCAAAACATCGTTGATGACAGATCTGTTGAAAGTTTGTGTTGATCGTTGTAATGCTTTTTCAGTTCCTATTAATGGCAATGAGCTGACTGTTTCTTCTAATTTTTTTAGCGTGTCTCCGACAACTGTTCCTTGTGTTGCTTGACCGGGCGTTAGTTGCGTTCCTTTTTTCATTAACTTTTTAGCGGCTTCTGAAACTTTAGGCAAAACAGCGCCAGCAACAGGAGACGCAACTGCTGTGATACCGCCTGAAACGCCTGCGCTTTTTGCTCTATCAACAATGTCGCCTTCTGAAACACCTGCACCATAAGTGGCTCCCAATCCAACTTGCGGTGCTGTTTGTTTAGCAATATTTTTCGCTTGATTAATTCTTCTTCCAGCGCCCGCAACTCTTGCTCCTGTAGCTGTGAGATTAGCGCCTGTTCCTGTGCCACCTGTAACTGCGCCCATAGCAAGTGAAGGTATTAGAGCGCCACCAATTTCTGTTGAATATGCAAGAGCTGGATTATCAACTCTGAATTGATCGATTTCTTGTCTTACTTCTTTGACAATATCATCATAATCTTTGTTGCTTGCTAATGATCTTGCAAACGCTTCAACTTCGTCACCGAAGCCTAGAGCTAAGCCTTGTCCGAGCGCTGATCTAATGATGTTTTTGAAATTCGTTGACGATCTTTCTTCTTCAGCGCGTTTTTGAGGATTATATCTTTTGTTTTTTAATTCGCTCATGTTTACTCAAAATTTTCTTTGCTGAATATTCTTAAAACAGGATTATCAGGATCACTCGTATCAATATATGCTTCACCTTCTTTAATTGCGTTTGTGTCTGCCATGTTTCCTATTATGCTTTCGTTATTTTCATTGACTGCTTGAGCGTCTATTTTTTGATAAACAAGCGGCATTAAATCAGGGTTATCGCTCATATAAGCGTCAAAACCGAGCGTATCTCTTTCTCTTGCAAAATATTGCTCTTTGAGTTGCAACAGTTTTCGATCTCGCTCTGCTTGTTGAATTGCAGTCGCAACAATAACTCTGTTGGCTTCTTTGCTTTTACCAAGCCCTACTGTTGCTCTCGCAAACATCATTTGCTCAAAATCTGATGAAGCACCAGAGCCGGGTGGTCTCATTCTTGGTGTTGCGTAACTTGCTATCGCTTCAAAAACAAGTTGATTTGTGACGTTAGGATCATCAATGCCTGTAATTTCAGCATATAGTTGTCTAGGGCCTAATGTTGCTTTTTGCAAAATACCTGTGTCGAAATCTTCTTGATTCAATATTATTTGTGCTTGTCTAAATTTAGGAACTAAAGCGCTGTTTGTTTGAAGTATTTTCTTATCTTCAGCTATTTCTTTTCTTCCTTCAGTGTAGTCAATTTCTTTATATTTCCACTCAGCTTCGTTTGGCAGTTTAAGTATGTTTTGAGTCGCGCTTCTAGTTTGTTTGTCTGCTAAAAATTGATCATATTCAGTGCTAGTAGGAGAAGTGTCAGTTCTTATGTATTCTTCCCATGAAGATGGACCCTTTACTGGTGTCATTTCTTGTTTATAAATCTCACCTAAAATAGAAGGATCAGATTTTGCGTATTCACCCATTGCTTCTGTCATTTTACCTGACAAGACAAGTTGATCTATTTGCTGATTAAGACTGACTCTCTGTTGCTCTTGTCTAGCTCTCTCATTGGCTGCTTCTTGAGCTTGTTGCATAGCAAGCATGTTCGCTTGTCTTTGTTGAGCTTCAGCGCCTATGTTTCTTCCTGCAAATGCGTCACTGAGAGACATGAGCATGTTTCCTAGCCCTGTGTTGCGAGCTTGTCTTTGTTGTTGTTGATAAGCGTCTGCTTCTGCTTGTGTATTAAAGAAGCCTTGCTGTAATGCTTGCTGTTGAGCTTCGTTAGGTCGAAATCCGCCACCTCTTGCAAAAAAGCTACTCGCTCGTCTTGGTTGTTGAACAGCAAACTGTTGCTGTTGAGCTTGTTGTTGCTGTTGAGCTTGTTGTTGCTGTTGAGCTTGTTGTTGAGCAAGCTGTTGCATTTGCTCTAAATATCTTATGTATTCAGGCGTCATTTAAAATAACCTCCTTGTAGAGCTGTTCCAAATAAACCACTGAGAGCGCCTAAAATATCTCCTGCGCCTGTTTTTTGTCTTGTTGTTGCATTTGTAGAAGATGGTAAAAAGCTGACGCCAGACTTTAGACGATCAAGTTGAGTATCAGGGTACCCAATCGATCTCAAGAACTCTTCATAGTTTGCGTCAAGACCTTGCTGTTGCATTGCTCTTTCCATGGCTCCTACTCCGCCTAACAAGCCAAGCGTTTGATATTGGTCTGACAAAAGACCGCTTTGGATTCCTGTTCTGTATGCACGATCATCAAGCCCAAGTTGTGCGGCTGTATCGAAGCCTGATTTTCTGAGATCTGAAACTGTGCGACCTACAGCATCGAAATAACCACGATCTGCGTCTTTTTCTAGTATTGCTGAGCGAGATCCGCCAAAAGCGCCAGCACCTATGGCTCTGTCTTGACTGTCTGCAATTTGTATTTGTCTTGCTCTATCAAGATCTGAAATTGCGCGATCAATCACTTCTGTCTGATAAGGGTTCATATAAGGTGATATATCAAGTGACGCTGTTCCCATGTTTGCTAGTTCAGCTCTAGGGTTATATCCCATTGCATCGCCAAACATGCCTCTTGTTGCGTCAAATGCAGTAATGTCGTCAGGATTAAATCCAGCAACTTTTGGATCAGTGTAAGGCTGGAAGGGTAGTTTAGCCGCGCTTTCTGCACCCGAAAACACAGTTTTATACATAGAAAGCAGTTCAGGGTTGATTTCTGTTGAAGTTGTCGAAGTACCTTTTGACATGAATGATTACCTATATTTCTTTACTTATTATAAATTCAGGCTCGAATCCGAGTCTTTTTGTTGATCTGATCCAGCCTTTTCTTCCGCCACCATAGAGCTTTGTTGCGCCGAAATGCTTTGCGAAACTTTCAATGCTAGGTAGCATTTCTTCTAAATCTTCAAAACGACCTGCGCAGAAGATCAAGTTTAAAGCCTTTGATTGAGGGTATATAACCAGTTCTGTCACAAAACAGGATTGCTGATTATGATGCGGAAATAACTGAAAACGCCCAGTTTCGATAAATTCTCGCACGTTGCTAATATTATACATATCTTGATATTGAATACATTTAGAAATTAATGGTTCGCACCAATTCCAAACGCTATCAGCGACTTTATTAGACTGTCGTTGTTGTAGAGAGTGTGCCTGCATCGCTTACTTGTAGTTTGTATTTTGTTCCGTTTGGCGACACTAAAACAATTTCTGTTTGATCGCCACCATTTGCTTCTATGCGCTCGCCTTTTTTAAAGGCTAAGCCGTCTCGTTGTTCGACTTCAGAGACAAGATAATTCATATATTTTTCATCGTATTCGTTTTTTGGTCGTGTCAATGCTTGTCTCATTATCTGCGTCCTCCATTTTTTAGATCGAGTCTTATGTTGCCTAGTGAGAAGTCTTGATTCGTGTCGCCTTCTATTATTAAAGATATTTCTCTCGCGCTTATGCGACAGTCAGAGTAGCCGTCATTATCAAAAGTCACGCTTCCGAAGTCTGTTTGAGCGCCTAGTGGTGTGAAGCGACCTTTGAAACTTAGAGTCACGCCTGGCAATGTGTTTGCTTCAGAATCAGGTATCACTTGCGTTGCGTGTATGTAGTTGTCTCCGTTTGCTAGTTGTATTGCGCCTGACGTTGCTGTTGGTTTAGCTGTGCCTAGATCTTTGCTGTTGAAAAGATTGCCTTTTTCTTGATAGTAGATGAAGCCATTTTCATCGCCAGCGATTGGGTAATCAAAAACGCCCTCGTCATGATAACAACCACGACTAAGCTCGCCGATTGCCCAAGTGTTGTCGATGTAGTTCCATAAAACGTATTTGTCAGGCGTTTTACTTTCGCCACTAGGGAAAAAGAACCAAATCTCATTGTTTGAGCTGTTGTGTCCTGCTGTTGTTGCTTTGCGATATAAATAATTGATGTTGTCAAAAATATACGAGCTGACAGGGCTTTGTATTTCTCGAACTGAGCCATCATATACAAAGACTGATTTCTCACCGAGCCATGCGATGAAATTTCCCGCACTTGTTATCGCTCTTGGTGATATTGCTTTGCAGTTTGTTCCTGCGTCTGAGATGCCATAGATGAAAGGCGATCCTGTGTAGTAGAGACGAGCTAGACCTGTGTCTGTCCAGATTAAGATGTCTGTTTGCCATTTAATTGCTGATAATGCACGACCACCTGTTGGAATTTGAAGATCGCCTGCTGTGTTTGTAGAAGCCGCTGTCCATGTGGTGTTTGCTTCTCTTGATGACCATGACACTTTACGCGGATCATTATTAGCACCAATAGCGACTAAATGCCTTTCATTGCTGACTACGAGAGATTGACAGCCTGTTGGTGCATTAGTGATTACAGTTGCAGTTGCGTCAGGTGTTCCGCTTCCTGCGTCTGGTCGCCATTGATATAACTTTCCGTCTGATGAACAAGTAAATACTAAGTGTTCGCCCCAGTTGTCGAATGAATAGCTATGAGCGTTGAAGCCTAAGCCTGATTGTGAACGAGCATCGCCATAATCTTCTACGTTGTAATTGTATGCGCCGTAGCCAAGCGGAGAAGTGCTGTCTGGGGTTACAAAGCCAGATGGAGTAATATCTCTCCATACAAAGTTATAAAGCGTGTAAACTTTTTCGTCAGTTCCTACGACTAGAATTTGATCTCCGTCATTTTTGTTGTATGAGTAAATGGCAATAGGAATACCAGTCAGCGCTGTGCTACGAAGCAAGTCCCAACCTTTTATTGGAACTAGAACGCCATCTTGAAAGCGAATGAGATTGCTGGTTATCCAACGACCTTTGTTTTGATAGTCAGTTCCATTGGTAAAGACTCCAGCTTTAGGTGTTATAGGCATCAACGCCATATTATTCGCCTATCGTTTTAGTCTCTGATGTCGGCGTGATCTGCTCAGTGATATTAGCATCTAATCCATCTTTCAGTAATTGCACTTCATCTTCACCGATTGCTGTTTCAGTCCAGCCTTGCGTGTCAGATTCAGTCAAATCAGCGAAAGGGATAAAGTCAGTGCTTATATCTTCTAGTGATACAGTTTGAGTGCCATAGACACTTGCAGTATACGGATTGCCTTCAGCATCGTCTTGATCGCTTGTCGCTGTTAAACGCCAGTGAACATTGTAGACTACATCGCTTTCAGATTCGTAAGTGGGATATACGTCAACTGTTTTTGTGTCCCATGCGTAAGTATTTGCCATTTAATTTTCCTCTTTTAGTTATCGCACTTTTCATGTGCTTGTTGTTTTAATTGCTCAACTTCTGCTGAGAGTTCTTTAATAGATTCAATTAATAATGGTACAACTTTTTCGTAAGCTACTGATTTCCATCCATTAGGCTCTGTGTCTGTTACTTTTGCTGTATGCACTAATTCTGGAATAACTGTTTCTACCTCTTGTGCTATAAGACCATACATAACTCTATCTGCATCATCAGGATCTTGCATAGCTTCTTTCCAAGTATGCGTTACTCCCCTTAGTTGTTTTACTTTATCGGTAGCTCCTGTAATTGTAGCTATATTCTCTTTGTGTCTCTCGTCAGATGCTGTATATGTACCAGAACTATCCCATGTACCAATCGTAGCTAAAGTATCGCCTCTTTTTAAGAGCAGATCATTGCCACTTTCTATAATAGTAAAATAAATGCCTCCCTCCCACTGAATGTCTCCGCTTCCTGCGATGTGCATCCTATTTCGGAAATAAGAAGTTCCATTGCAATCAATGAGTCCAGCTGCCGAAGTGGTATTGAGACCTAATCGACCATTTGAGTCTACTCTCATAACCTCAGTTGTAGCTGACGCAACTATAAATTTTAAATAATCTCCATTGTGTTCATAGCTTATTCCACCAGATTTTGTACCCTGATCGTAAAAACCAATAATTGCTGACCTGTTAGCCGCACTCGTATCAAAATGAAGTTGTGGATCGCCACCACTTGCAGAATCTATAAGTATTGTTGGGTCTGCTACTGAGCCGCCGCCTACATCTAGCAAAGCACTAGGACTAGCAGTTCCAATTCCAACATTTCCACCAGTAGATACCGACACTAAATTATTCGTTGTCAAAGATGGGTAGCCATCACTTTTATAAGCAATAGATAAGCCATCTGATGCAGACGAATCTAATCCGATTGACCAAGCTGGGTCTGATGAACCTTGAGTGAATCTAATCATAGAATCACCGCCAGCATGGGTTTCACAAATCAGCGTACAATCATCGGCAGCACCTTCGTCTAAATGCAAAATGCCATCAGGACTCGTGGTGCCGATTCCGACTTTTCCACCAGAAAAAACCATTCTATCTGTAGTTCCTAGTGCTGATCCTTGTGAAATTTTTAACTTATCACCATCTGAATTATCAATCCCCATCTCATAATTTTCATTTCCTGCTATTGACCATCTTATTTTTGGATCACCTGCACCAGCTGCTGTTGTTAAATCAAATAGAGTATGACTTCCTGTGCCTGTTCCAGAATTAGTTATTGTACAGTTTACATTTTGATCATTAGTAGCATTTAGAATTCTAAA